TCCTGAATTCGATCTTAATGTGCTACCTACTCGTTGGAAGAAAATGGTAGAATCAAATACTAAGATTGATTCATGGAAGAAATTATATACCAAATTAAAGAAATCTGAATTGAGTTATAGATTTCCTTTTAAATCTTGGAAACAAGATAAAAAGTCTTTAAGTCATATATCTAGAAAATCAAAGATTCTTCTATATTTATGCTAACTCTACAATAGCATACCGTTTTTCGTTAACTATACTAGGCAAACAATTTACGTTTTGTTTTTCGTAGGATATTATTTTCATATCATTTATTAATCAATGTTAACATCTCTTTCCGAAACATTAGCGAGAATTTCTTCGTCCGTTGATTCACCAGAAAGAATTGCTGCAATTTCCTTTTCAATTCTTTTTGCTTCTTCACCAAATGCCTTACTTACTGACTTCTTTTTACTCTTAATAGCAGCCAAATCCTCGTTCAATCGAAGAATTTTAAATGCCTTTTCAGTTTCTGTTGTATCTCTGTTTGTATTTGCGTTTGTTGTCATAATTTGAGATAATATTACACTATATTTTCCGGTTGTCAATTTTTCGGAAGAAGATAAATAAAATTGTGGCAAATAATCGCAAAGCTCAGAAGAAATTAAACTTATCGGGAAATGGTATTTGTGAGATTTGCAAAGAACATCAATTTTTAGTAGAACATCATATAAGAGGAAGAAAAATTAAAAACCCGCATGCTCAATCAAACATTGCTAATATTTGCGAAAATTGCCACAAAAAGGTTCATCATGGAATAATTGTTATCGAAAATCGACACCTAACAACGAACGGATATGTTTTAATTTGGCATTACTACAAGGATGAATCGATCACAAATAATAATGCCAAACCATATCTATACTAAAAGAGATTCAAGATAATCATTCACTTTAATTGTTGAAAATACCCCATCTTCAATAATTCCATGATAATTTCCTGAACAATCAATACAATGCGATTCTCCAAGCGCATGTTTTTTGTTTGGAACATACTCTGAACGTGGAAGTTTGTCCGGGGTATGTCCAACAATTTGCTTGAAGTTTGGAATAGGTTTTAATTCTGTGCTCCAATGCGCCCAAGTAATGCCTCCAATCGGTTGTCTTCCTCCACGGTATCTTCCTGCACACAAAACAGGATCATAAACTTCCATTTCCGCATTTTTTAAAGCGCGATCACACATATTTAAAATATGTTCTTCATTCATACCAAGAACTGGATGCTCAAAAACATATTTCGTGATTCCAGCATGAGAAAGCCAAAATCCTTGTGTTTTGTGTATCAATTTGAACTTTTTCCAATCTTCTTTTGTCAAAACTTCATTAATTACTTCACATTTCTCTGGTGAAAATCCTGAACACCACAAACTTCCATTATTAGGAAACATATATGCCAGATCATGATTCCCAGGAATGAAAATATATTTAGGATTATGTAGAATAGACTTTAACCATAGAGCAGTATTTCTATTACTATCTATGGAATCGTTAAAATCATCGAAGTGATCCCCTAAAAATACAATTTCATCATAATCTTTTCCAAATTTATCTAAAAATACAGAAATAGGTTCAAAATGTGTGTGGATATCCGCGATTAGTAAAGTTTTCATGCTTGTATATTACTAAAAATCCCACGAATGTCAACATAAATTCCCCCATTTATCGACAGGAATCGAAGAATCCACTCTAAAATCTACTGGAACGCAACATTCTCCGCAATTTGAGCACGATTCATTACTTGGAGAATAACAATCTCTACATTTTTCTTCCTATTCTTTGCCACAATCATCACATTTAAAAATTCTCCATCCTTGTCGAGATTTTAGGTCCATAGATATCCTCTTAATTCGATTAATTCTTTATAATAGAACGTATTATGATCAAATATATATTTTTCGTAATACCAATATTGTTCATCGTTATTAGAATCTAGGAATTCATCCGATAATTTTTTATATTTGGCTCGTTCTCTTGTGACCCAATAATAAACATCTCTTAAACGTAGAAAATCATCATAACGATCTTCTTTATAACTAATAAATATATCTTTTCCTCCCCATCTTTTTTTATATTCTTCGTCAGTTAAGTTTTCAGAAGCTTCAATATCTTTAATTTGATCAAATAGTCCATTTTCGTCTTCAACAAAGGAAACAATAGCAGCATCCAAGAATTTTTCCATAATTCCGTCTATATCTTCCCATGTTTTAGGGACAACTTTACGTAATTCTTGATGTTGTGGAAAAATCTCACATTTAACCTTATACCAAAAATTCGAAACCTTATATTTGATGTAACTTGCAATAATCATGATCAAGTTATATCACAAAAATGAAACTTTGCAAGAAAATTATTTATTTTTGTGGAGGATTTGTAGATAACGAAGGAACAGAAGTATCACCATTCACTATTTTATTGAATTCCACCATTGTTTTATCACCAATCCATCCATCAACCTTCAAATCCGAACCAGTTTTATTAAGAGCAGTCTGGATATCTTTTGCATATTGAGTTAACCAATGATTTGTAACATAATTTACTAATACCATCAATAACCCCCAAATTGTTGTCACTATCATCGCTTGGTTTGAAGGATCAATCAAAAATGGAGCTAAAAATGGAACGGATGCAGAAATTTTCATAACTGCTGCTGCAACTAAAATCGTAATAAATCCAATTAATTTACCACCCAATTTGCTTACTAAAAATTGTATAAGAGCATCATTCATATGAAAATACTTAACTAGAATTGTTGAATTTTTTCGTTAAATAACTGATATGATTAGTTTTAAACAGTTTGTTCAAGAAGCTTTAGTAACAAAAACACTAGAGAATTGGCATGATATATTAGAAAAAAACGAATATTTAAAGATTGCAACTGAACTTTTGAGTGATATCGAAAAACTTGGTGGTGAAGCATTAATTGTTGGTGGTGCAGTAAGAGATTTATTACTTGGAAAAATACCCAAGGATGTTGATTTGGCTACTAATTGTCCAGTGAAAACTTTAGAAGCAAATTTTCATACAAATGATATAGGAAAGTCAAAAGATTTCGGAATCGTTAATATTTCTTACAAAGGATATGAATTTGAAGTAGCGAATTTTCGGACTGATGCAAAAACAAGTAATGGCAGACATCCAGACTCTGTAAATATCGTAAATTCTTTTGAAGAGGATTCTAAACGTCGAGATATAACTTTCAATGCATTAGGATTGACAAAAGATGGAGTTATTTTAGATTATCAAGGTGGCATCGAAGATTTAAACAATAAAATCATCAAAACTGTAGGTAATGCAAAGGAACGATTCATAGAGGATGGACTTAGGCTAGTAAGAATTTTGCGATTTTCTGCTAAAATGGGATTTACTATTGATCCTGATACAAAAGCCGCAGTTATTGAGTTAAAACACCTTACACATAACATATCCTCTGAAAGAATCAGGGATGAATTATATAAAGCAGCAACAAGTGGAAATTCTTTAGCGAACTTTATCGAACATTTAGATGACATTGGATTATTACAAGACTTATTGCCAGAATTAAAAGCATTACAGGGCAAAAAACATTTTCATTTGCATCATGTCGAGGGAGCAAAAGTAAAAAATAAGATTACTGGACAACTAAAACCGTTTGATATAGAAAATCCTGAACATCAAGATACTACAAAACATGAAATAATACAAGGAGATGCTTATGATCACACCATAGCAGCAATAAGAGCATCTAAAGAAACCGATCCTGTTCATAACTTAGCAATAATGCTGCATGACGTGGGTAAAGCAACAACACATAAAGAAGAAATTGAAGGCAAACATTCATATCACGGACACGAAAATGAATTATATTTGGTTGATGCCATTGCAACTCGATTAAAACTTCCTAATAAAGACAAAGAAGCGATAAAATTTGCTATGGAACATCATATGAAGGCACATAAGATCAAAGAACTTAATAAAAATAAGATTCTTGCACTTCGTCAGAATCCAAATTGGCCTGTTTTAAAATCTACGATATACTCAGATGAAGCTTCTCGTGGAAAGCCTTTATTTAATGAAGAAGAATTCGAGGATAAAATGAACTACATCGAACAAATATACAATAAATTTGGAGAAAGTGCTGCATTTGAAAAAAGAATGTCAGAATTAATCACTGGAAAGATGATTATGGAGTTGATACCAGGAATTAAAGGCACGGATATTGGAAGAATTAAAGAAATAGTTCGTCAATGGATAGTAGAAAACGATTTTGACGTAACAGCAAACCAAGTGAAAGATAAAATAATATCACTTAAATAATATAAATGAGAGACACGCCCTTCCAATTTGAGGTAGAGAATTTAATCGCACAATTTATTTCTGCGATGGATGATATTATTGTGAAGAGATATAATGCTAATAGAGAAGCGCAAGATCAGTTATTAGTCAGGATGTTATATTCACCGAAAGAAAGAGTTTTGCTGGATTTGGTAGATAAAGCACAGAACATACAGCTTCCAGTGGTTGCCATTTCTATTGCGTCTATTGCTAGGGATCAATCAAGAGTATTCAATAAAATACATGGGTCTAATTATGCATCTTCAAACACGAGAGTTGCAGGAAAATTACCACAACCCGTTCCTATTAACATTACAGTAAATTTTTCTATTTTAACTAGATACCAAAAAGATATGGATCAAATTTTAAGCAATTTTATACCATACTTTGATCCATATATTACATTATCTTGGAGAATTCCTGATATGCAAAATCAGGAGATTAGAAGCACCGTAGAATGGTCAAATAGTGTTGCGTTGAATTACCCTCTTGCGCAAAATGTTCCGGCTACTACTATTGCAAGATTGGCGGGAGATACATCATTTACTATTAAAGGATGGTTGTTTAAATCAATACCTGATACTAATAATGGTGGTGGTGATCCATTAATATACACAATATACACCAATTTTTATGCATTATGTTCAATTACTGGTTACGATTCTACAATACCAAAAGATTCTGAATATTGGGAAGAAAAAATAATAACAGTCCCTAATATTAATGTATATTCATTATCAGCAACAACATTAAGCGCAGATACCGCATATTTTTATAATAATGTATATATAGACAATACAATCTTTGCGGAATATGGAGTTTTCGATACTTTATCAGCAAATAGTATAAGTGCTACAAAATTCTATGGTGATGGAAGTGGATTAATAAATTTACAAACAAACATTAAAAAATTCTCACAAGTTATTGGTGATGGATCAGCAACAACATATACAGTAACCCATAATTTTAGCACATTAAACGCATTAACACAAATATATGATAATAATACCGGAATAGTTGTATATCCTACGATCCAAAATATAGATCAAAACAACACACAGATATATTTCAAAAACGCTCCTGCTTTAAGTGCATATAAAGTTGTAATGATGTCATATTTTAAATAATTTATGAATTTAAACGAAGAACTTTTCGAAAATATAATCAATTTGCAAAATTTAGAGTTTGAATCTCTTAGTGCAAAGTATATCTATGTTAGTGGAAATGCTAATATCGTTAATGCAACGATACACAACACACTTTCTGCTAGATATGGTGTTTTTAATACATTATCCGCAAATAGCATAAGTTCAACTAATTTTTTGGGGGATGGAAGTGGATTAACAAACTTAGTAATCGATACTAGTGGATTTTTACAAGTTATTGGAGATGGTATTTCAACTGATTATATCATAAATCACAATTTTAATACACCAAATACAATAATTCAAATATACGACAACGTAACAGAAACCGTTATATATCCTACAATTCAAAATATAGATCAAAACAACACACTAATACATTTTAAAAATCCTCCAGCATTAAGCGCATATAAAGTTCTCATTTTAGTTTGATTATAGGATAAATAACAATATATACTATGGCTTTAGATTTTTTAGATGATTTAATATCAACCAGTTTAATAAGTGCGCAGAATTTAGCCTCTCAAGATGTGAGTGCTAGTGGGTTCTATTATGGTGATGGAAGCAATCTAATAAATGTTAAAGATGTTGTCATAAGAACATTTGTAAGTTCTGCATCTTCTGATTGGGAAACTGCATATACAAATTTGGTTTCTAATAGTGCAGCGTATTTAAGTGCTACGGATTTGTCTTTCTTAAGTGTATCTGGCAATTGGAATAATACGTTCTCTAATGTTCAAAGTAATTCCGCTAATTGGAATTCTGGATATACATATGCAAATACAAACAGTGCAGGAAATATCGCTGTTAATACAACAGTCATATCAAATTCCGCTAATTGGAACTCTGCATATACAAATTTGGTTTCTAATAGTGCAGCGTATTTAAGTGCTACTGATTTAACTTTCTTGAGTGTATCGGGTAATTGGAATGCGGCGTATACATATGTAAGTTCTAATAGCGCAGCAAATAATAATACAAATACTACCGTAAATTCTAATTCCGCTAATTGGAATACTGGATATACATATGGAACGATATATTCATTAAATTCAGCAAATCCGACATTTTCCACAATTACAGTAAATGGGTCTGCGTTAATTGGTTCTATGGAAATTGTTGGTGATGCGCATATCCAAGGAAATTTAACATTAACTGGTAGCGCAACATACATTAACACAACAGTTCAAATGACTAGTGCAATGAGCATAGTCAATAATGGAACTGGTCCGGCATTGAGTGTAACACAAAATGGCAATCAACAAGTAGCTGCATTTTATGATGGTAGTTATCCTGCATTAATAGTTGATGGTAGCAATCTAGTAAAAGGATATGTGGGAATAGGAACGGTTAATCCAAATACTGATTTAACAGTTATCGGAGAAATTAGTGCAACTAACACTATTTACGCAAGTTCATATTTAGGAGGGAATACCAGTAACTGGAATAGTGCTTATACAAATTTGGTTTCTAATAGTGCTGCTTATTTAAGTGCTACTGATTTGTCTTTCTTAAGTGTATCCAGTAACTGGAATAGTGCTTATACAAATTTGGTTTCTAATAGTGCTGCTTATCTAAGTGCTACTGATTTGTCTTTCTTAAGTGTATCCAGTAACTGGAATAATACAACAACTACAGTAAAATCTAATAGTGCAAATTGGAATAGTGCTTATACAAATTTGGTTTCTAATAGTGCTGCTTATTTAAGTGCTACTGATTTGTCTTTCTTAAGCGTCTCTTCAAACTGGAATACTGGTTATGCTTATTCTACTGCTTATAATCTAAGTGCTTCTAATTATAATAATACCTTCTCTACCGTTCAAAGTAATAGTGCGAATTGGATTTTAAATACCACAACAATATCAGGGGTAAATGGGCTATCGGGTGGTGGTAATTTATCAACAAACCAAACACTTTCTTTGGATTTTACCAGATCAAATATTTGGACTGGACAACAAACATTCAATACTACTAATGCGTCAACAGTAGGGAGTATAATTAAAGGGACAACATCACAGACAGCAGATTTATTACAATTTCAAAATAGTGCAGGTTCAGTAATGCAAAAAATCAAGGCAGACGGAACAACAACCATAATAGGAACATCTGCTACAGAAACGCCGATATTGGGGTCTGAATTGTTGACTACTGCTCAATGGACTTCAGCAAATTGGACTGGAAATTTCACAACTGGATTTTCTCATATATCTTCAGCAACAATCGATTCATTAGTAAGTAATATATCCGCCGTAAAATCTTTATATTATACATTAAATATAACAATTTCAAATAGAACAGCGGGATCAGTAACTATGAATTTTGGTGGATTATCATATCCAACCATAATATCTTCTAATATATATGCAGATATATCAACATCCACATCACCATTTATTATAATACCAACTAACGATTTTTCTGGAACTGTTATTGTATCCGTAAAACAAATAATAGCCCCATCCAATCCAATTTTATCGGTTATAGATAGTTTAGGAAATACCATAAATGAAATAAGAACTGGTGCATCAACACGATATAGTACATTTATAGGAGTCGCTGCTGGCGGATATCATACAAAAGTATTATTTCCTGTAGGCGCATCAAACAATGCATTTGGTTATACTGCATTACAACATCTTACTATGGGTACACAAAATGATGCTTTTGGTTCTGGAGCAGGAACGAGTATTACTTCAGGAAATAATAATGTTTGTTTTGGGTATTTTGCTGGAAATGGTATTACCACAGGTGGAGATAATGTATGTTTAGGCGCATATTCTGCACCAATAAATAATGGGAGCTATAATATATCTATAGGAGCATATTCATCACAAAGCAACACTACTGGAGGATATAATACATCAATTGGTAATTGTGCAAGTAATAAAAATACTGTTGGTAATTTTAATGTATCTATGGGAAATGGAAGTTTATTTTCAAACCTTAGTGGAGGTTTCAATATAGCATTAGGGAACACATCATTATATACCAGTCTTGGTAATAATAATATAGGACTTGGCGCACAAGCAGGGTATTTTTGGACTGGTTCTAATATGTTATTTGTTGATTCGGTTGCTAATTACAATAGAAAAACTGTAGCAGATAATCTATCAGCATCAATTATTACTGGTGTTATGGCGGTAAGCCCCGTTAATCAAATTCTCACATTCAATGCGTTAGTTGGTATTAATGCACAATCACCTTCTGCACAATTCCAAATAAATCCCATAACAACGTCAACAGTCGGACAGATTATCAGTTCTATATCAGGACAAACAGCGGATTTATTACAATTTAGAAACAATGCGGGAACAATATTAGCAAACATTAATAATAGTGGTGCGTTATCCGCAGCAAGTATAACTAAAACTGGTGGAACTGCTTCACAATTCCTTAAAGCGGATGGTAGTGTCGATAGTAATACATATTTGACATCAAGTGGTGGATTAACATTAGCATATACAGCACAAACTGCAAATTATGGAATACAATCTACTGATTATCTAATAAATTGCACAACAAATTCATTTAGTGTTACGTTGCCATCAGCTACGAGTATTGCAGGTAAAGTGTATATAATCAAAAATTCTGGAACTGGAAACATTACAATATTAACGACATCATCACAAACTATAGATGGACAATCTAGTGGGTATTGGATTATATCTAACAAAAATTCGATGGAACTAATGTCTGATGGTGCAAATTGGATAATAACGTAACATAAATATAACTATGAGCTACTTTAATACGATATCAACTGTCTATAGGATCAAACGGAGAGAGTATAATTGATTTAACATCATTAGACATATACATAAACTTTTCAGAGGATATATAATTTATGGCAATACAAAAAATAACAGACTTAGGAAACGGGTATACCGCAGAATATTATCGTATTATAAGATTTAACACTTTAATTAATAGTAATACTGAAATTGTTCTTGCTCTATATAAAGACAAAGCAACAAGAGATATAAATGATAATGGATATGTAACAGTAAAATATTTTACTATGAACATACCTAAAGAAGTCTTAATTTCTGGTAATATGTTTACATATGCATATCAACAAATAATGTTACCAAATCCATTAACAAATGAAGATGGCAGTATAACAGAACAAAATTTCTTTGCGGATGCTATAATAGTTTAATTATGGTTATTAACTATGATCCCAATATTTATGGAACATTCTTAGAAGGGTTCGTAATTTCTGCTGTGCCTCAACCTACAAATGTAACTCCGACATTTGCAACAATTGGAGTGTCAAAAGATTTAATTATATCAGGAAAAAGTTTCTTTAGAATTGGTTCCGTATACCTTTCTGGTTCTCCATATACGCCATCAAGCACAATATATAATCCATTTTCTGCGTATCATACATTATCTGCCAATTATCCACCATTTAATGCATTACAAATATCCACAAGTTCGATAAATGTTAATTCTGATAGCCAAATAACAATAACCATTCCACCACCTTCTGCAACAGGATATTTTGATATTATAATTCAAAATTTGGCAGGATACGGAAAATTATCAGAGTTTAGTGAATATTATCAAAATGGAATTTTAGCATATATTGATAATAGCATTTGAAACATTACATTTTTTAGTTAAATAATTGTTAATACTAAACAGTAAATAATATAATGATACAGAAACCTTACGCACCCGCCGCAATACCATCAGGAGGACAATACCCACAAACACAGGGATTTCCACAGACTTCTCTATTAGGCGCATTTGTTTCTAAATTACCTTACGCATATCAGATTATTGATACAATGGTAAGAAAAAATCCAAAATATGAGATTTTTAGAGATGTAACACCAAGAAGAGATGATTTAATTGGCGATGAATCTATTTTTATATCACAACCAAACGATCCAAATCTCGCTGGTAATCCTTCTGGTAATATAATAATAAATAAAGATTATCAAGCTTTTGTTTACGCTAATGTCGATAAAGATAAAACAAATCGTTTGATGGATTATCGAAGAATGTCCTCTTATGCTGAAATGTCGGATTGTTTAGATGAAATTTGCGACGAATGTATTGTAAAAGACGAAAATGATAATATCGCAACTTTCCAATTAAGAGGCGAATACTCACAAGAAGCAAAAGAAAAAGTAGAGAAGGAATTTAAAAGATTCGTAAACATTTTCGATTTAGAAGATTCAGGATGGGAATATTTTAGACAGTTTTTAATTGACGGTGAAGTATTCTTTGAAAATATTATAGACGAAGAACGTCCTGAATTGGGTATTGTTGGTGTTGTGAATATTCCTTGTGAGTTGATAAATCCTGTATATGCAAACACACAAAATGAAATAATAAAAGGATATTTACTAAACAAACCAATAATCCAACCAGTAAATAGCATAAACAAACAAAACAAAGAAGAATTGTTGTTTCTACAAAAGAGTCAAGTTACCTATGTGCATTCCGGTATTTGGAACGAATTTAAAACCATTCGTTTGCCATATATAGACAATGCAAAACGAGCTTATAGACAATTATCATTAATAGAAGATAGTATTGTTATATATCGATTAGTAAGAGCACCTGAACGTTTAGTATTCAAAGTTTTTACAGGAAATATGCCAGCACCCAAGGCAGAAGCATATTTAAAACGCCTCATGCAGCAGTATTGGTCTAGAAAAAATTACGATACTACAAATGGAGGAACGGGACCGGGTGGAGGACGAGTAACTAATGTATACGATCCACAGAGTATGTTGGATTCTTATTGGTTCCCAAAAGATGCACAAGGTAATGGAACTGATGTAACTACGTTACCTGGTGGATGTTTAGCAATGGATACAAAAATTCCATTATTAGATGGCAGAACATTAACATTAACCGAACTAACAAAAGAATACAATGAAGGAAAACAGAATTGGGTATATAGCACAAATCCAGATAATGGAGAAATAGTTCCTGGATTAATTTCATGGGCTGGTATAACACAAAAATCTGCAAAAGTTATGGAATTGACTTTTGATAATGGAAAAACATTAATTGTTACCCCTGATCATAAATTCCCAATTTTAGGAAAAGGGAAAGTTGAAGCTAAAGATTTGATAATTGGTGAAAGTATGATTCCGTTCTATACTAAAGAAGAACCCACGAATAACAATCGATGCTTAATATCTGTAAAATACTTAGATAATCATATTGAAGTTGGAACCCTAACTATTGATAAAGAAGAAGAATACCATAACTATCACACTTTTGCGACAGATTGTGGGGTATTCACTTATAATAGTAATTTGGGTCAGCTTGATGATCTAAATTATTTCCTTAAAAAACTATATAAAGCAATGAAGGTTCCTGCTAATCGTTTTATTACTGATGCAGGTGGCGCAGCAAAATTCACGGATGGTACAGAAATAACTAGAGAGGAATTACGTTTTGCGCGGTATATTATTCGTATACAGAGACAATTTGCTACTAGTATTCGTGATTCTTTCATAGTTCACTTAAAATTAAAGAAACTTTGGAAAGAATTAAAGCTTCGTGAACGTGCAATTAATGTAGAAATGAACGTTCCAACTTCTTTCATGGCAATGAGAGAACAAGAACTCTTAAAACTTAAATTTGAAAACTTTGGAACCGCAACACAGAACCAATCAATGGCACCTTCTTATGCACAAAAGTATTATTTGGGATTAACGGATGAACAGATGCAGGAAAATAGAGAATGGTTAAGAAAAGATGCTGCATTAGAATGGGAATTGACACAAATTAAGGCAAGTGGTTCAAATTTCAGAGAACAAATTGCGGCAGCAGCAGGACAAGCAACACCAGCAGGAGGTTCTGAAGGTGGAATGGGTGGAGGAGGAGGCGCATCAGGAGGAGAAATACCACCAGAAGCAGGAGCATCAGAAACACCACCTGAATTTGGATCAGGAGATGTAGCACCAGAAGTAGGAACAGCACCAGAGGCTACAGAAACGCCGGAAACCCCACCCGCAACTCCTACAGCATAATTGGTTAAATAATATATATGGCAGTTTTACCGTCAGGTTCAGGATTTCGTGGAGGAACATCACTAAATACAAGCATTTCGTGTTATGATGATCTAGCTTTACGTATTAAACATCAATTAGGATATCCACTAATCAACATTGAAATATCGAATGAACAATTATTTGATAATATTTCAAATGCTATCGAATATTTTACTAAATGGGCTGGATATACTGAAGAATTCTTAGTGTTTGATACCAAGAAATATGTTAGTGGGGTGGGTATTGATATTGCAACACTAATAAATCAAACACCAGAAATGTATAGTAGTATGGTTTCAGGACTTTCTACAGGCTTTGATTATGATTTGAATGTTTATCGAAAGGTTGTTGATTGTTTTTCATTTGATATGGGGGAATCTACTGGTATTAACACACTTTTCTCAATGGAACAAGCAATGGCACAACAAATTTATTCTTCCTATATGATTGGCAACTTCGGATTTGATCTTACAAGTTGGCAAGTATTAAAAGGATGGATTGATACTAGAAAAAGAGTATTAGCACAAACCCCACACTTTAGATTCGATAATAGAACACAAATATTGCGAATTATTCCTGAACCAATACCAACAGAATCATATTTAGGACTTGTTGGATGCTACTTAGAACGTCCTATTAGAGATTTAGTAAGAGAACTGTGGGTGCAAAAATATTCTTTGGCTTTAAGTCGTATTTCTGTTGGTGCCGTACGTGAGAAATTTTCCGGGACCACCTTATTCGGTGGAGGAACTATTAGCACTTCTATATTAGCACAAGGATTTCTCGAAAAAGATGCACTCGAAAAAGAATTAATGAACTCTTATCAGGACAATTTACCCCCCTTATTTTTTCTCGGATGATTTTAAAATTAAATTTTATCTTTCAATATATAAACTTCTGTGTAATCACCAATTGCTTCTTCTAATGCATTAAGTTTATGCATAGCATCTTTTCTTGAAGTTACATTCACATAAACATCAAAAACAAAAGTCTTTCCATGTGATGCTTTCTTTTTTGTTACATCCGTTCCCCTATCTTCAATAGTAAATTCACCATCACCTATTTTACCATCCAAAGCTGGAATAATTATTTTAGTTCCAAAGGGAAATTTTGGATGTGCGGCGATTGTTATTCCTTCTTTTGCCCTTCCTTTAATAGATGATGCGATTCTATCCCCTCCAGCTTCTCTTTTATGATAAAACGTAATTCGAGCAACCATTTTTTGTTGAATTGCTGATAAAGGAGGAACGGAATTCTGATGCATATGTTTTTTAAACTCTTTATAGTTAAATGCCTTGTTATTACCACTTTTCATAGAAGCACAAGAGCATAAAAAGAGTGATAACATCGATATTAATATGTAATTTATTGTTTTCATACCTAGGTTTTATTTATCCAAACCTCCAATTTTAACAAAAATTTAAAAAAATACAAGAAAATTCTCACTTTACATATAAATACATACAAATAAGTATAAATAATAACATGGGATTAAAATTCATAGTAGAAGACGTTCACGAAGATATTGACTTCTTAGTAGAAGAACAAAATAAAACTGGTGAGAGAAAAACTTTCATAACTGGTCCTTTCATGATGGCTGGTAGTCCAAATGGTAATGGACGTATTTACAACATTGATGAAATGGTTAGTGAAGTGGATCGATATACAAAAGAAATGATTTCATCTCGCAGAGCAATTGGAGAAATGAATCATCCACAAAGCACAGAAGTAAATCCAGTTAATGCATGTCACGTTGTTGTCGAGTTAAAGCGTAATGGAAACTATTTTATGGGAAAATCACAAGTATTATCCTCTCCTATGGGTAAATTACTTGAAAGTTTCATTCATGATAAAATCAAACTTGGTATTTCAACTAGAGGATTAGGGCATATTGCAGAATCAAGTGGTGGAAAAAATGTATCCAATTTCCGTTTAATTTGTTTAGACGTAGTTCATCAACCATCAGTTCAAAATGCGATGTTAGAATCAGTAATGGAAAGTAGAGAATGGGCAATACGTCCTGATGGTTCTATTATCGAATGTTCAATGGATGCATATAAAAATTTAGATAAAAATTTAAAATCTATTCCAAATAAAATGCGCGACGAATATTTAAAAGAACAACTTTTAAAATTCATCAATGCAATTAAAGCAGCATAAATAATATTATGAATAACCAAGAAAAACAAGCAATACAACAATTCATAGCACATATGTCTGTAAAAGATTATGCAAAAGCAGAGAAATCTTTACAAAATGCTGTGGAAGAAAAGCTAAAAGAAATAATTCGTAAAGAAACTGCCTCTCCAAACGAAGAAAAATAACACAAAAAGGTTAAATAAATTTATACACCATGAAGAATTTCAAAGAACTCTTAAAAGAACAGTTTACAGACTTAAGCGAAGATTCCTTAATTGCTATCAACGAAGCCTTTGATTCCGCAGTTGAAGAAAAGGCAAAGCTTCAAGTCGAATCTGCTATCATCACAAATGAAGAAGCACAAACTAAAGCAATCAATGAATTAAAAGAATCTATTGATGCTGACCATACTGAAAAATTAGAAAAATTAGTAGAAGCTATCGATCAAGACCACGCTTTCAAATTCGAATCTGCAATTTCCAAACTTGACGAAAAACATGCTGGTATGTTGAAGGAAGCAATGGCAGCAATCGACGAAGATCATGCTGCAAAATTCCAACAAGCATTAGATCGCATTGACGAAGAACATACTACAAAAATGTCAGAAGTAGTTACTGCTATTGACGCTGACCATGCAAAGAAATTTAAATTAGCATTCAATAAATTAGACGAATCACACACCAACAAATTACAATTAGTGATCGATAAATATGAATCACTATTAAAAGAAGAAGCTGTTGCATATAAAGAAAGCATCATTGAAGACATTGATGGTTATATGAACGTTTATTTAGAAAAATTGATCCCTAAAGATCAAATCTCGGAAGCCGTTGCAAACATCAAGGCTAAAAAAACTTTGAACCAAATTAGAGACTTAGTTTCCATCAGTGAAGAATATATCGACACTGAAGTTAAAGAAGCACTCCAAGATGGTAAAAAAATAATTAATTCTTTGAAAAAGGAATTGAACGAAGCACTTAAAAGCAATGTTGAAGTCAACAAGAAGTTGAACCAAACAGAAGCTGCTTATTTGCTTGAACAAAAAACAAAAAATTTAGCAGACGCTACAAAGGCGCATGTTAATAAGCTACTTAGAAATAAGTCACCCGAATTTATTCAGGAAAACTTTCAGTATGTAGTTGAGATGTTCGAAAAAGAAAGCATCGAAAAAGAAGAAGACGCAAAAGAAAAGATTATGTCAAAACGAATCAATGATTCGATAGACCGTCCTGAATTTGTGTTCGAAGCTGAAACGATAGCTACTTATCCAACTGAGAAGGAAACCTCTCCTGTTGGGGGATATCTGAACGAGATGAAGAAAAAAGATGGGGGTAGATTAAGTTTTACTCGCTAATCGCTTTATACTCAATTTAAAGGTCGAAAAAAGGAAAAAAATACACAAAACTATGGAAAATCTTCTACACATCGATAAAGTGAGAGCAGAACAACTTGTTGAAAAGTGGAGTCCAGTATTGGATTACACTTCAGACAAAGTTTCCGCTATTACCGACGATCATACAAGACTCAACACCGCTATCTTGCTTGAAAACCAAGAGAAATGGTGCTTCGAAGCGGGTAATACTAGTGGTGCAGGTGGTGTTTTCGGTTCTGGTGGCAGCAATGCAACTCAGTTCTCTAATGACACTTATGCTACTGGCGATGCTCGTTTACCTAAAGTTCTGATTCCAATGATTCGTCGTACTTTCCCCGAACTCATCACAAATGAGATCGTGGGTGTGCAGCCAATGACAGGTCCAGTCGGACTTGCCTTTGCTTTGCGCTACAAGTACGAAGCATCTCCTCTTGGTTATTCTGGTGGGTCTACCGATGGTAGCTTATCAAATAGCGTTGTAGGTGGAGCACAGAACATTAGTCAGGGAGCAGAATTAGGTTACAATTACTTGAACACCGCTTTCACTGGTACATCCAGTCAGGCGTTGACAGGTGATTCTACTTATTTCGTTAACCCTGTCGAAGACACTGGTGTTGCACAGTTATTGAGCCAATTTGAATTAACTTCAAACATCCCTCAAATGACTGTATCTTTCGAGAAAACTGCTGTTGAAGCAGGAACTCGTAGGTTAGCTGCTCGTTGGTCTGTCGAACTCGAACAAGACTTGAAGAACATGAATGGTATTGATATCGACAGCGAGTTGACAAACGCGATGTCCTATGAAATCCAAGCGGAAATCGACAGAGAAATGATCATGAGAATGATTCAGGTCTGTTTGAACGCTGGAGCTAACATTGGATATAGCATTTGGAATGCTGCAAGTGCTGACGGTCGTTGGTCTGGAGAACGTGCTCGTGACTTCTACAACAGAATTGTTGTTGAAGCTAACAGAGTCGCAATCCGCAACCGCCGTGGTGCTGCAAATTTCATAATTGCAACTCCTCGTATCTGCGCTATTCTTGAAACACTACAGAATTTTTCTTGGCAGTCCGTAAATGGTAATGTTAACACAACACCAGTCGGTATTGCTAAGGTAGGTTCTATTGGTGGTAGATTCCAAATTTATCGTGATACAAGAACAGAAGCTCAAATCAATCAGGGAACAGCACCTTATGGTGCTCCTGGTAAGAATGCTAGTTACCACCCACAAGGTCGTGCTGCAATCGATTACGCTCTATTAGGTTATAAAGGACCTGAGTATTATGATACTGGAATCGTTTATTGTCCGTATATTCCTGTGATGGTTCAGCGCACAGTTGGACCGAATGACTTCTCTCCAAGAGTTGGTTTAATGACACGTTATGGTGTTGTTGATCATATCTTTGGTGCAAATCTATATTATCATTTGGTAATATGCCAAGGTTTGGGAACTGCATTCACACCGGGACAAACGGCAGTATACCTCTAAGGTCTGCTCGAAAACGCGAACTAAGTTCACACAAAAATATTGCTATGGTAAAGGACACTGTAAAAGGTGTCCTTTACTTTTTGTACACATAACGAACTTATAATTACCACAATCCCAAATTCTAGTATATCCATTCGCTATCATATTTTTATTTTCTGATAATTCGGGATTGTATATTTCTAATTTCTTTTCTTGTATAGACTTTCTGAATCCGAATCTGTATAATCTTTCCAAATATGTTTTAGTATAGTAATAATTAGGTGTTGTTACGTGTGCTAAAGTGAATCCTAATTGTTTATATAGGTTTCCTTGTGACCATCTTCTATCAGCATATGAAGTTATTGATATTGGATTATAATGAGTTTTAAAATGTGATAACAATTTTCCCGCACCACCCACAATAGAAAAATTATTAACGGAACAATATCTTATTAGTTCATATACATCTTTAGTATTATTAGAACCCAAGACTATCCGTAAATTAGAAAAAGTCATAATAGCAACCATACGATCCTTATAAAATAGTCCTAAGTTTATTGGAGTATTTACATTTCCTTGGATATGATATTTATTCAAAAATTTGCTTTTAGTTTTATTATCTATTTCTTTTACTATACATTTTCTTGCATATATTCTTCTATTAACTTTTCCTAATATATGTTTAATTCTACTGAATACTATTTGTTCTTTTGATATTAATTCATCTTCGAATATTTGTAATAGTTGAATTCCTTGAGATTCCGCATTTTTAGTCTTTTTAATATGGTAATTTTTATCAGGTATACATTTCTCACTATGCCAATACAATCCATTAATTTCTATACCAATTGATTTGTCTGGTATATAAAAATCTATCTCCTGTCCTGTTGTTAATATTTTTCGTGTTCTATATTCATAAGAAACGCCTAAACTTTCTAAGAAACGTTTCATTTTTATTTCGCTTTTAGTTCCTTTGGGTGAGCAATACGGACAATATAGTGGGTAATTATTGTTTAACCATCTTTGAAAATGTTTACTACAGTGCTTACATTCCCAATTGTAAAGAATGTCATATGATCCCGCTCCTTTATATTCTTCTCTAGTAAAAAGTGGAATTAGATCAGGATATTTCTCGTTCAAAGAATTATAATGTTTATCCAATGATGTTTTAGACAATGCTGCACCATTACTATTCCGTTTTATGTCTCCTGATTTTATTCTGTTTTTATATTCTTCGGTTTTTGTATAATTATCAACACCATATTTTTGTATGTTGGTATTTCTGATCTTATCTTTTCCATATTCACTAGATAAAACATTACCAGTTCCATATTTTATTATGTTTGTTTTTCTTTTAACATCTTGTATTGTATCCATGTCTTTAAATCTGCATGAATTTGAACAATATATAGGATATCCATTATTAGCATTAAAAACAACTGGCGAATTGCATATTCTACATAGTGGTATTGATGTAATGTCATTTATAAAGCAGTATACTCTTCGTGAAAATGGTGTAGTATTAGAATCCAAGAACAAAGTAGCCTGTAATATTTCTTTATATGATAATTCTCCAAAATTATCAATAAACAATTTCGGTTTCATGAATCTCGTAGAACCTTTATATTTCGTTTCTAAGAAATTCTGTATATTATGTTTTAAATCTTGGAATATCATTGGTTATAAGTTTTTATGAATTTATAATGTCCACAGTCCCATATTCTAGTATATCCATTTAGAATCATATTTTCATTTTCAGTCAAGTCATGATTATATGTAACTAGTTTATCTTTTAATAAATGTTTTTGGAATCCGAATCTATGTTTTCTGGTATCATTAATGACATACCAGTAATTGGGAACGGTTATACCTTTCAATTCAAAATTAAGAGATTTATAAAGATTCCCAATTGACCATCTTCTATCCGCGTAAGAAATAAGTTTGGATGGTGTATATGTCTTTTCAAAATACGAAAGCAATTTTCCTGCTCCTCCGATAACAGTAAAATTAAAAATTGTACAATATCTAGCAAGTTCACATTCTCCAATTTTTTGGTTTTTATATCCTAATGCTTGTCGAGTTGCGGAGAATGTCATTACAGAAACTAAATGGCTCTTATAATACAATCCCAATGAAACTTTACTTTTGTCGTTTCCTTGTATGTGATATTTCCTCAAGAATTTACTTTTAGTTTCCGTATCTATTTCTTTGACTTCGCATTTTCTCGCATATATTTTTCTTGATGTTTGTTTAAAGATATGTTTTAGTCTTGATTTACATATTTTATTTTTTTCTTTCCATTCATCTTCAAAAATATGAATTAATTGTATACCTAAATCTTCGCAAAGTTTTGTTTTTTGTGAATGATACCATTTAGTTTTTCCCATTTTATCTGAATGATAATATAATCCATCCAATTCTATTGCTACTGACAATTCAGGAATGTATACATCTAATTCCATAGGTGATATTACATCTCTTGTTTGTTCGATTATTTTAAAACCAAAAGTCTTACAATAGTCTATCAATTCTTTTTCTATAATTGATTGTCCACCACTTTCTATTTTTGGGTGGCATGTAAAGCACCTTGGTATTTTTCCATCATCAAGATTACTTTTTGTTATATTTCCGCATGATATACATTCAAAATCATATATAGCATTAACACCTTTATAATCATCCTTCGTGAATAACAACTTAAAATTCTCCAATCTTGTATTGTTTGTTAATTTATTGAAAAAATTCTGTAAAAATTTTTCTGTTCTTTCTTTTACTAGATGTTTTTGATTTTCTTTATGCCATTTTTGTATTTTTTCTTGAACTTCTGGAATTTTAGAAGGATTATCCACTCCATATTTCTCGATCCATATGGGTTCCATAAAGGTTCTATCAAATGGCGAAGTAACTCCTATAGATTTTAAAGTGGTTTCTTTCTTTTTATCTTTAACTTCTTGTATTTTAGAAACATTATCCACTCCATACTTTTTTTGTATAGCGTCCTTTTTTATTTGTTTTACTACATCTGATCTATTCGAATGCCCCTGTAGAAATTTAGTTTTCCAAGGTGTTTTTATGGGATTTTCGCAACCACAAAGGCATAATATAGGGG